GCCGATGCCGAAACATTCAATGATGTTCTGAAAGTTTCTGAAGAATTGTACAAATATTGTAAAGAGCAGCAAGAGAAAGAAACTAAAATTCAATTTGATTCTCATGAGAATCAAAAAGATACCTCGAACTCTGATGAAAGTCAAAGTATCGATAACGAACAACCTGGGCAGCAAATTGAAAACGAGGAAGAGCCTGAAAAACCAGAGGATAACTCCTCAGAACAAGTTGAAGAATTTCTAGAGGAGGAAGTAGAAAAGAAAAAAATTAATATGGGTGGTGAAACATTCAATCCTGAAGTAAAGACCATGGAGTCACTTGAGGAGAGACTCAAGGACCTGGTGGATATGAATGGTATAGAGAATGTCTACGCAGAACTTCCTGATGTGAACCTTTCAGATATCATTGTCGATAACGAAGAAATTCACAATGCTTGTCGTGAACAGTGGGAAGACTATGGTCAAGAATACTTTGAATATTCTGATACTGAGTTTGAGAAGTTCAAAAAGTCTGCACAGAAAGAAGTCAATTACCTTGTAAAAGAGTTTGAGTGTAAAAAGTCTGCAAGTGCTTATGCTCGTGCAAATACTGCTCGTACTGGTATTCTTGATACATCCAAACTGCACACTTACAAATACAACGAAGATCTTTTCAAGAAAGTAACTATCTTACCAGATGGAAAGAATCATGGTTTGATTTTTATTCTTGATTGGTCTGGTTCTATGGCAGACGTTATGGTTGATACTTGTAAGCAGTTATTCAATCTTATCTGGTTCTGTAAGAAAGTCAGTATTCCATTTGAGGTGTATGCTTTTACAAATGAATACCCTCGTCAAGGGATGAATCTCTGCTATGAAAAGAGAGACGGTGTGGTGGTTATTCCTCCAACATTTTCTCTGCTCAATATGTTTACCCACAAAACTAAAGGTAGAGATCTTGAAAATCAAATGAAAAATATTTTCAGACTTGCAAACTATTTCAAGTCTGCTTGGAATTCAATATTTCCTTGTCCTGTTGGACTTGGACTTTCCGGAACTCCTTTGAATGAAACTTTGGTTTCACTTCATAAAATTATTCCCACTTTCAAAAAAGAAAATAATGTTGAGAAGGTTCAGTGTGTGATTCTGACTGATGGTGAAGCACCTCCTTTGCGTTATCATAAATTGTTTCTTGGAGGTAGATTCTCCCATAGTGAAGAGGATTACATTGGCGTGAATTCTCTTGGCCACAATGCTTACATTCGTAATCGTAAAACTGGTAATACATATAGTCTTGATGTGCCTTGGTATGACATTAGCAATATTTTACTGAAAGATCTTCGTAGCACTTTCCCCTCAGTCAATTTTATTGGCATTCGAGTTCTTGCTCCTCGTGATGCTTCTTCATTCATGCGTCTGTATTTTGACGCTCGTGAGTATACTGAAGTTCATGCAAAGTGGAGAAAAACCAAGTCTCTGGTAATTAAAAATTCTGGATATCACAAATACTTTGGTATTTCTGCTACTGCTATGAATCAAGATTCAGAGTTTGATGTAAAGGAAGACGCAACTAAGTCTCAAATTAAGAGTGCTTTTGTGAAGAGTCTTCGTAGTAAAAAGATGAACAAAAAAGTGTTGGGTGAATTTATTGAACTGATTGCTTGATAAATAATTTCACAGTCTTAAAAATTGAACCCATGTCTAAATTTGGAGATTTAGTTAGAGGAAAGGCAAGTCCTGCCCCTGAACCTACTCCTGCTCCCATTCCAGAACCTGTAGTAGAAGTTACAGAAAGACCTGACCTTGGTGAGGATACAACTGAGTATGCTGAAGTAATCGAAGAAGAGGTTGCTGAAACATATGAAAGTGATGTGTCTCTCCATGATATGGATAAAAAGGAATTGGAAGCATACGGCAGAACGGTTGGTATTGAGTTAGACAGAAGACATAGTAAAAAAAGATTAGTACAGGAATTACAAGATTATCTGGCCAATCCTTAAACTGTCACAGGGGGCACCTCAAGGGTGCCCTTTTCGGTGTATACTGACTTCAGTTGAAACAAACACCTAATCATGTCTCTTCTCATTGACGACATCCGCAGTTCACTTCAGGAATCTTACGGTGAGTCTGTCACTAGTGCCGAGATTCGTGCATGGTGTGCTATGAATGGCACTAATTACCAGACGGTAACTAAAAAACTCGATCAATTCAAAGTTGGTCGTGGTAAGTGGAACCTGACTGTCCAGGAAAAACTGGAGCAGAACTTCCAAGCACCCGCTGCAATGCCTGCAATCGAACAGAACCTTATTCCCCAGAAAGATGATTCCTTCGTCCAGTTTGGCAATTTCAGTGATGTTAAAAAAATTATTCAGTCCCGTGTATTCTACCCTACGTTTATCACGGGTCTCTCGGGCAATGGTAAAACGTTCTCTGTTGAGCAAGCGTGTGCTCAACTCGGACGAGAACTGATCCGTGTAAACATTACTATCGAAACTGATGAAGATGATCTTATTGGCGGTTTCCGCCTTATTGATGGTAACACCGTCTGGCACAATGGCCCGGTCATTGAGGCACTCGAACGAGGGGCTATCTTGCTCCTTGACGAGATCGACCTTGCCAGTAATAAAATTCTCTGTCTCCAAAGCATCCTTGAAGGGAAAGGAGTTTTCCTTAAGAAAATCGGCCGACGGGTTGATCCTGCAAGTGGATTCAATGTCATCGCCACTGCCAACACTAAAGGTAAAGGTTCAGACGACGGACGATTCATTGGAACTAACGTGCTCAACGAAGCATTCCTTGAGAGATTCCCAGTGACCTTTGAGCAGGAGTATCCTACTGTTGCTACTGAAATCAAGATCCTTGGAAAACTCTGTGCAGATGAAAACTTCTGCAAGCGACTTGCTGACTGGGCAGACATCATTCGTAAGACCTTCTACGATGGTGGTATTGAGGAGATCATCAGTACCCGCCGCCTGGTTCATATCATCAAGGCATATAACATCTTCGGAAATAAAGCAAAGGCAATTGAAGTCTGTGTGAATCGTTTTGATGATGAAACTAAGCAGGCATTTATGGAACTCTATGATAAGGTTGATGTAGATTTTAAAATGCCATCCGAAGATACCGTTGACACATTGATTGTTGAGTGATATAATGACTAATGCTTGGTCCCTACTATATGATGTAATGACAGAACACTCAGAACATTATTATGATTTTGATCGTAATGATCCCAACAGGGAGAGTCCTTTTGATCTAACCATTTCTATGAATAACGACCCCAATAGATACAAATATGATGAGGATGCAATCCTCAAAGAACTACAAGACTATATTTCTGGCACATACAACGCTCACTACTCTGCTGGTGATGATAAAATTCAGACACTTGATCTGATTGAAGCGTGTGGTGATGGAGAAGCATTCTGCCGCTCCAATATCCTCAAGTATGCCTCTCG